GAGGATGTCAGTAATCCAACGCTCAACAAGACGCTTATCAAGATTGCCCCCGCCAGCATGAGCGATAGGAAAATATCCGGCCCAACCTTCCACAGCAATAGCGTAACCAACGATAAAGCCATCGTTACGAGGCCAGCCCGGCCCCATACTTTCCATGTTGGGGTCACAGGTTTCGAGGTCAATTGCAATCTCCTTCGCGGTGGATAGGTTGGGGAATGCGTCAGGTGCAGCCCAAGACGAGTTGGGTGGAAACATAGGTAGGGTACTCACAGTCTAAATCCTTTGTCGTATTGTCTTGGCATCACTAGGTGCAGAGTTTCTTTTGTTCTTGTTACACCCACATAAAACAATCGATTCACACTGTCAGAGTTCCTTGCGTACTCTTTAGAAAACTTAGGGGATAAGTCTAGGAACAAAAGGACATTGTCAGCTTCACCGCCCTTTGCTCCGTGTATGGTGGAGAGTTTAATTTTGTCGGAACTGGATAACTTAGTACCGCGACGCAGTATGGCGCGTAGGTATTCAATCTTGTCTTCGCTAATGCGTGATAATGCTTCGTACCAAGGGGCATCCGTCAAAAGACCGTAGTGCCTACTCAGGGTGGGTAAATCATACTCAAGCACATCTACGTCACCCTTGAACGTCTTAAAGCCGCGGGCCACGTCTTTTGGCCCTAGGTACTTGTATATCGCTTGTATATCTATGATCCCTAGTGACATCCCTTTACGCAGTCTTTCCCAATCCACAACGGCCTTTAGCATGGTGGGAGATAGGCTGGGTACGCTATTGCGCTCAAATAGAACACCATTGGCTTTTAGCCATTCATGTACTGGGTTGAGCATGTAGTTGGTGGAAGAGAGGACGAGCCATTCGCCGTCCCCCATGGGCACGTCTTCAAACCGTTGGTACTGCTTTATTTTTCCTTCAAAGTCGCGAGGCTTCCAATCCTTTAACTGCCGCTCTTTGATACGACTGACTATTGAAGTAGCTAACTTGTGGACACAGGCAGGAACGCGATAGCTCTGCTCTAACACCTGTATTTCACCTTTGAATTCCAAGAAGGATTTTACGTCTGCACCAGCCCATGTAAATACGGCTTGATCATCATCGCCTGCGATGTAGATCCGTGAGGCGCGTTCCACTAAGGCATGGACTATCTCCCACTGTAGGCGGGATAAGTCTTGTGCTTCATCGATGATTAAAACTTCTAGTCGTGGGAGCCGTTGCTTTTCAAGGGAGAGGAGTTCGAGCAGGTCGGTGAAGTCGAGTAAGTTACGAGAGGCTTTATAGTGACGATAGGATCGTTCGACGAACTCGAAGTGATGCCATTCGATGTCGATAACAGAGTTGTTATAGTGGGTCCGGAGGTCCATGCCGCAGATTCTTGCGATGTTGATTTCACTAAGGATTGGATTTTCCGCTTTCGCATAACCTTCCTCACTGTCATTAGATATCTCAAGGGATATTCCAGTTTCTTTAGCAAACTCTGCATAGTGCGCTCCTTGCATCATATCATCTACTTTTGTAGACAGGCATCGAAAGGCAAGACTGTGTAACGTCCTGAAGTAAGGAAAATCAATCTTCTCGTTTAGGTGCGGAAACTTCTTAATTGCTCTGTTACGTGCTTCGTTGGAAGCCTTTCTGGTGAAAGAAAAGTACCCAATTCTTTCTGGAGAAACGCCATCTTCCATTTCCTTATCCATTACGTTCAGCAGGTACGTTGTCTTACCGCTACCGGGTGGGCCGAATATTTTCTGAATCTGTGTCATCCGCGCAGTCCCGCTTGAATGTCAGCAAAAAGACGGGCAGCAAGATCCTCAGTGGCTGTGCGTGGCAACCCCTCTCTGAACTTATCAAAACTATCAGCCAATACAAATTGGCGCATTTTTGTCCCAGAGATGCCGGTTATTCCCAATGAGTTACTGTCTCTATCCCCTGAAGACACCATCGTTATTTTTTTAAAATAAAAAAAGTCATCCTTGCCATTTAAGTCTTCTAGTATTTCTTGATACGAATTTAATCGATCACTTCCAGCTACAAATATAAAATGCTCTGCTCCTTTGCGATACAGATCACATAACACGCTAATAAAGTTTTGAGTATCGTCGATTAGTCTAAAACTAACGGTAGGAAAAAGTTGGGTCAAGTAAGCTAATTTAACAGAAGGATTTAGCGGATCGTTCTTTCCTGTAGTTGGGCTAAGGGCAACCAAGTGTTCCGCTTTGTTTTCCTTTGCTACACGTTGAACTATTTCAATTAATCTTTCATGTCCCATAGTGGGAGGGTTCATACGAGCAAATGAAAAAACAATAGTCTTTAGATTTTCAGCAACGGTGGTTTGCCGTAAAAAGTTCTGTCGGCTAAATTCTTCCCTGTCCACTATCTTAGTTACTTTGTTTTTGTAAGTAACAACAAACCCTTCTCCTTTTGTTTCTTGCCCATTAATTTCAGTGTAGAACTGTCTTGTAGCGGATAGGGAGTTATTCAAAATCTTTTTCGCTGCTTGCAGATGTGCGTGGACAAAGAAAAAATTATCAAACACGGGTGAAGCAAACTCAGTTTCCTCGCGAGGTTCCGCAGTGCCCTTGACGCGTCTATTAATGTATTGCATCAGCTTGACTGAGTGCCGCCTTATTTCTTCGTACTCCGCTTGCACCAAAGGCGTGTTATCGATCTCCTGCAACAACGTCAAAAACTCCCGTTGATACTCTGCGGGATAGTACGTTCTGCTCAAATTGATTTGTGGAGGAATGACAAAAACATCTTCGTCTTTTTTAAACAAAGAAAGGTTAGCAGGCATGTACAGGCCGTCAGTGTGTTGCGTGTGTACTGCAATACCTATTTTAGACTCATATATTTTTTTACCAACAGGTGTATCGGAATAGCATGAGTAAGTGACAGTGTTCGCAGTAAAAGCCGTCTTGTCTGTGCCCACTTCAACATTCATCCCCTGCACATACATTAAGTCGCCTTGAAAGATACCTACCGCTGGAGTAATTTTAGGAAGGTAAATCAATGCCACAACTAATTTATCCACAAGATTAGGAGAATACCCATGGTTTAACTTAATATCTTCCTCGGTGAAATTGAGCTTGGGCTTTTTGCTGAAAAAAGATTTTGTAGCGACAAAAAACTTATTAGTTTCTTTATCGTGACCGAACACTACGCTAGGGCTTCCGTCAAATTTCTCAGTAATGATGGCAGTGGATTTGTAAGAAGAGTCCTTCATTACAGACACTAATGTGTTATGTACTTCGGTAAACATACCTAGAGTGTAAAAAAGACCGGAGTCCCCTTCCCTGATAAAGCAGTCCTCTGCATGATCTATGTGGGTAAGACGCTCTTTCTTTTCTACTACCTCTTTAGTTTTTACTAAAGGAGGTAACGGCTTCATAACTAATACTTTTTTCTTTGTTGCACGAGGAACGACGCGCTTTACCGACCGCAAAGAAGACAGCGTAGGTGCTTTTGGCATACGCGGCATCTTCATTAGAAAGGACTTCCAACATCACGAACAGTTTGTGTATTAAATGGTGCGTCCTGTTTTTCAAAGGCAGCGATCTTCCAGCAACGTACAGTGCGTCCTTTTAAAAATAGTGGGATAGGTTCCCCGCCCATGTCACGCAGTCGCTGTGCCATCTTAGGTGAAGTCATACCAACGAAGTTGTTTCGCTTTAGGTGGTTCTCGAGATCTTTTATCCGGAAGTAGCATTTACCATCCTCTGGGTCAATCCACGGTCTGCCCATAAGGAGTTCATCACGATCCATCGCTTGCTGCATGTGCGTAGTGAATTCTTCAAGCAGATCCATAAAGCGACCAGTAACCGAAGTATCTTCGCTAGCCTCTGAAATCTGTTCTGTCTCTACCATCTCTTTTAAAAGACCGTTGAGCAGTTGCTCCCAATCAGTTTTTTTAAGCGTAGGTGGAAGTGTGTTTAGTTTTTCTAAGCAAGCCTTTTGAAACGCAGCTTGATTAAACAGGCTATCTGTTTCTAGTTCCACGCGCCGTCCATCGACATCAAGGAACCATAGTGGTGGCTCTGATGCGTACTTTGATAGTGACGATAACGTAGGAGAATCTGGCCCATGTCCGCCGATACCGTATTTACGAGTGCGACACAAGCCACTATTGCAAAAGCTATTTAGCGGAGCATCTTTGCACTTGTAGCGATAATCTTTTTTGTTTAATTGTTTGATGACGATCTGCGCTTCGTTGTTAGGCAGAGGCGGAGAGAAATATTTTAAGTTGTGCTCTATGAGCTTGTCTTCCCATACAGAAGGATTAGCCTGTTTGAGATATATCCCGATATTGAATAGGCCGTTGTTCCGAGTACCTTCCGGAAATCCCTGTGAACAAAGAGCTTGTAGGCACGGTGGTCCGTCTTTGACTGCAGCTTCTGCAACTTTCGGGGCCTCTGGGAATTGGAGCGGCGCGGTCTGCACCGCTGCTTCGTAAAGCGCAAAGAACTCATCGAGCGTAGCAGCAGCACCTTCTCTATTAACTGCATAGCGTGTTCCCGCATCCCCTGAGAAATAGGGTAGGTTAAGGAAGTTACCCGTGTCTCCGCGATCAACAAGTATCTCCGACTGTTTAGGAAATATCTCACGTCCAGCTTCTCCTAGTAATGCCGCGCAGGCTTTTAGATACGCCTGCATATCACGTGCAGGAATAGGTTCTTTTACAAATAAAAAACAATGAGCGCCGCCGGATTTACTGCGGCATACGACTAAGGGTAAAGAAAGTGATGCAATTTTTTGAACAAGCTTTCCGTGATCAAGAGGGTACTGATCAATATCAATGCAGCCCCATATGCAACTGTTATCAGCCCTAATAGGAATGATCCCCAGAGAAGGCTCAACACCATCGAGATGCCGCTCCCAAAGCTCGTCGGTAGGAGGCTGTCTAACCACGGTCGCTTGACCATTTTGTTTTACATC